AGAGGGGGGGGCGGTCTTTATGAGAGTACCCACCCGAAAAACATAGGGACATACAGATGACAAAACCCAGAAAAGGCAAAGCCATGGTCCATAAGACGGCCAGCGGCAAGAAAGTCTCCTACGGGCAGGCCGGAAAAGCGAAGGATGGTGGCCCACGGGTACGCGCTGGCACGAAGAAGGGCGACAGTTACTGCGCTCGGAGCCTCGGTATTAAGAAGCGGCTGTCCAAGAAGAAGCAAAACGACCCGAATACGCCCAATAACCTGTCGAGGAAGCGCTGGAAGTGCAAGGGGGCTAAGTCAACCAAGTGAAAAAGGTGGAAGACCTAATAATTCTGGCGATCATTGCGACGTTACTTATCCCTGTAGCGGTCGTCACGGTGCTCATAGCGGGGTCTTGGGTGGCGGGACAGGCGTTTTAAATGGAGTTTGACTATACAAAACGCCAATCACTGTTTAGATTGGATTCATATTGCCCCCTGTGGGGCCGCAGGAGCGACGATCTAGCCCCTCCCCTTGGGCTTACCTCTCCCCGTGCATCGTTCAACCTGCGGCTTCTCAGGGGCTTCTACAGCAAATAGGGGAAAACCATGAAAAAGTTAGGGTTATTTATTGCGGTATTGGTGATGACTGGGTGTGCATCTAGTACATCTCAGTATTACGAGGCGGTACAGAAGGCGGCTGAAGCAAATGCCATGGCGTCCAAGGCGAAGTTCGATGCTTTGTCTGCCATTGCGGCGGCGGGAGATGGACAGGCGGCAAGTGCGGCGGTAATGGCCTTGGCCCTGACCCAGACTCCCACGGTGACTCCGGTCCCCCAGCAGTCTCAGGCATTGCAGTGGGCGTCGATCTTAGCCGCGCCGATTTCAAATTTGGGCATGATGTGGTTGCAGACCGATTCAACCAAGGCCATGGCTGAGTATAACCGCGATGTATCTCTCGCTCGTATATCCGCAGATGCCACCACCCAGCAGGCGTTATATGGCGCGTTTACCGACCAGTCGGCCTTAACGGCAGACGTTGCACTCGGCGGGTTTAACGCGATGGGTAATGTTGATTACACGCCATTCATCGACGGCATGGTTGATCTAGGCACTGCTGGCATCAACGGGGCGGTAGATCTGGGCACTGCGGGATTTGACGCGAATACTGCTATTGCGACAGTTGGCCTAAACAGCACAACCCAGCTTGGCGTTACCGGCATGAACAACCTGACCAACCTCGGGGCCGCTGGTTATGTGAGCTTGGTGGGGCTGGGTACGGCAGGCCTTGACTCTACAGTTGCCATGGGATCGGCAGGTCTTGATGCCGCGACCACTCTTGGCGTCGCTGGCCTAGATACTGCAACGACTCTGGGTACGGCTGGTTTGGATACCGCCACAACTCTCGGCATTGCGGGCATGGACGGCATATCGGGCGTAGCGACAGATGGCTTCACGAATATGCTGGACATTGATTCAAACAACAACAGCCTATTCAGCAGTATCTGGTCTAGCTATCAAACGTCCATACAGAATCTGCTTGACTCGATCCCGACCTGCACGGCTTCAGTTGCGGCAGACGGCTCCACATCAACTAGCTGTAACTGAGCATGATCACAATAAATAGATTTGCATATCACCCGACAGGGACGTTGGGTGTTATGACAATCCCCGCAAACAAAGTTCATAAGTTCTACACCATTGAGCGCCCTTGGCTGGACAACAAGCCGTTCGAGTCTTGCATCCCGCTGGGGGAATACTCGCTCAAATGGAAGGAGTCTCCCAAATTCGACTGGTGTTATGAGGTCGAGAAAGTCGAAGGCCGCACCCATATTTTGATTCACGTTGCTAACTACCCAACCGACGTGGTCGGGTGTATTGGCCTCGGCGAATCCCTAATGGGGGACCGCATCGCTGTAGGAAATTCTAGAGCGGCGATGGCGGCGTTTCATGATGTCACGGGGGGCAGGCCTTGGCAGTTACGAATCGCGAATGCGCCGTATGCGGCGTTAAAAAGCCCCTAACCGATTTTCCCCTCCACGGAAGGGCTAAATACCGCAAGCGAACTTGTGCTGTTTGCTATAGGGCAAAAAAAGAAACTTACAAGTCTTCGAGTCCCGAGGCCTATCTATTTACTCGGCTGAACAACAAGGCCCGCAAGGTAGAGGTCAGCATTACCAAAGAAGATCTGCGGGCGATGTGGGATGCGCAACACGGAAAGTGTGCCATCACGGGGATGCACATGACCTACTACCCCCGCCGGATGAGAGATTCGACGGGACTGAACGCATCGGTAGACAGGATCGACCAGAGCAAAGGTTATGAGAAGGGCAACGTCAGGCTGGTTTGTTACAGGGTAAACCTTATGCGTCATTCGGGGGAAGACGCTGACTTGCTGTGGTGGTGCAAGCAAATCATACAGGGGCTAGAGGGTGAATGATCAGGAGCTAATGGAAGCGGCACGGGTATTTAAATCAGACTTTCCCGTGTACGCAAAAAACGTCCTGAAGGTCATCAACAAGGAGGGCGAGCAGGTTCCCTTTAAGTTGAACGACGGCCAGAAGATGGTTCATCAGCAACTGGAACAGCAACTCAAGGAGCAGGGGAAGATACGCGCCCTGATCCTGAAGGCGAGACAGGTAGGGATCTCAACGTATGTGGAAGGTAGATTCTTCTGGAAAATTACGCAGACGCGGAATGCCAATGCGTTCGTTCTTTCGCACCTTGCGGAATCGACTAACGCGATTTTTAACATGGTGCGCTCGTTCTACGATGGCGTTCCTCACCCAGCTTTCAAGCCAAAACTCAGTAGTCAGAGTGCCGCCACCCTTGTCTTCGATGAGATCAACTCGCGATATCGAGTGGGTACAGCACGATCAACTCAGACAGGGCGAGGACAGACTAACCGCTTTGTCCATGGATCGGAGGTCGCCTTCTACCCGCAGGGAGCAGACATCGTAGCCGGTTTGCTACAGACGGTCGGTGGTAACGGCAGTGAGGTGATCCTTGAATCCACCGCTAACGGGGCGGGCGGCTGGTTCTACGACCAAGTCATGAAGTCCCTTCGCGGCGAGACAGACTGGATTACCTGCTTTGTTCCTTGGTATGCCATGCAGGAGTATCGCGCCAAGGTGCGCCCGTACTTCGAGCGGACCAAGGATGAGGAGCAACTGGCGGCTAAGTACGGTCTGGATGACGAGCAACTCCAGTTCCGCCGCAACAAAATGGACGAACTGGGCGGACATGATCTGTTCAGACAGGAATACCCAACCACTCCGATTGAGGCGTTCCTTACGTCAGGCCGCTGTTTTGTGGAGGAGGATGTTCTCGCTGACGCGGAAAGAGAGTGCTACACCCCTGACTTCATTGGCGAGTTCCGCAGTGACGGGATGTCCGAGCGCTCCTCCGGCCCTTATCGGGAGTGGCATCCGCCCAACCCAGACGACTCATACGTCATTGGTGTAGACGTTGCGGAGGGCTTGGCATACGGGGATTACTCCGTGGCGCAGGTACTGGACTCGCGTGGTAGGCAGGTTGCTTGCTACCACGGCCACATCGATCCGTGGGAGTGGGGCAACATCGTCGGGATGATTGGCCAGCGGTACAACAGCGCCTACATCATCGTCGAAAGAAACAACCACGGACTGACTACGCTCCGCCGGTTGCAAGAATTGAATTACCCGTCCCTATTCGTTGAGAGTTCTGTGGATGGTGCATACGGGGACCGCATGACGAAGCGCGGCGGTTTCCTGACTACGAGCAAAACTAAACCGTTAATCATCGACAACCTCGCCGCGTTACTTCGGCAGAGGGATTCTGGCATTGCAGACCTTGAGTTAATCAAAGAGTTGCGGACGTATGTTATTGACGAAAAAGGGACTACCAATGCTCAAAACGGCTGTTATGATGATAGGGTGATGGCCTTTGCCATTGCCCTCCACGGATTGGCTTCAATGCCTCGACCTAAAGTTTTGCCGGTCGGCAGGCGCTTCAAAACTGTTGACACCGTGGTGGGATGGTAATGGACGAATACCTCGAAGAGGGTGTCGGGTTTGATGTTGAGAATCCGGACGGCACTCAAGAGTCAGAATTGCAATCGCTCGGTGCAAGGCTTATGTCCTTGTTCATCGAGTACAAGGATGCCCGTAGGGAAACTGAAGATGAGTGGATCAAAGATCTGCGTCAGTTTTCTGGGCAATACGACCCCAGCACCTTAGCTCGTCTGGAAGAAGCTTCCGGATCCCGAAGCAAGGTCTTTGTTGGACTCACTCGCACAAAAGTTATGGCCGCGTACAGCAGGCTTGTGGACCTGTTGTTTCAGAGCGGTGACGCATTTTTTGGCGTAGAGCCTACCCCTCGCCCTAGCATCAACCCGCTCAAGCGGGCTGAGATGCAACAGATGTTGATCCAAAACATCGTTCAGTTTGGTCAGGGACAGCCAGAAGAAGTTATCCGTCAGGTGCTAGCGGAAAACGAAGAGGCTATCCGCAAGGGGCTACAAGAGCAGGAAGAGCGTCTGGCCCTGATGGCTTCTGAGGAAATGCAGAAGGATATCGAAGACCAGCTAATTGAAGAGAATACTGAGCAGAAGATGAAGGAGGCCATTCTTGAGGCCTGCATCTTTGGCTCCGGCGCTGTTAAATCAGGCACAGTGAAGATCGACCGAGTTCAGTCCTACCAGCGGATGGAAGACGAAATGGGCCGGTCTACCTACGCGATGGTTATGGAAGAGCAGGCGCGTCCCGAGATTGAGTCGGTGTCGATCTTTGATCTGTATCCCGACCCCTTCTGCACCAGCCTTGAGGATTGCCACGGAATGTTCCGTCGCCATGTCCTTACGCGGAGGCAGTTCCGAGAGTTGGCGGAGACTCCAGCTTTTGACACGGAAGTCATTCTCGCCATGTTGCGGGATCACAGAACGGGAAACCATGAAGAAGAGGATCACGAAAGGACTCGCCGCCAAATCGCTGGTATTAATGAGCATGGCGATTCCAAGCGGTTTGAATTGCTGGAGTTCTGGGGATCCATTGATGGCTATGACCTTAGAGAGGTTGGAGTCGAACTTCCGGAGGGTTCCGACCCCAGTCAGGACTTCGACGCGAATATATGGATTGTCGCGGGTAAGGTCATTAAGGCCTCTCTGAATCCGGTCAAAGGCTACCGAATTCCTTACAACATCTTCCCGTATGAACGCACACCTCACCAGTTCTGGGGTGTAGGTGTTCCGCGCATGATGCGTGATTCACAGCAAACCATGAATGCGGCGACCCGCATCTGGCTAGACAACATGGCCCTGTCTTCGGGTCCGATGGTTGAGGTCAACACTGACCTGCTCGCGGCGGGTGAAGATCCAACCGATCTCCACCCGTGGCGAGTCTTTTTACGCTCGGGAGGAGACGGGTCCATGCCAGCGGTCAGGTACTATCAGCCTGTCGCTAACGCCAACGGCCTGAATCAGATTATCGAGATCTTCCGGCGCTTTGCTGATGAGACGACGTCACTGCCGTCGTACACTCACGGCGAGCAAACGAAGAGCTTAAACAAGACGGCGACGGGCATCTCAATGCTGATGGGAGCGGCTAACGTAGCGCTCAAAAGCACCATCAAAAACATTGACGATTTCCTCATACGCCCTATGATTGAATCATTGTTCCACTTCAATATGGAGTTCGGAACAAATGAGCGAGCGAAGGGCGACCTCAAGGTCGTAGCTCGCGGTAGCACCGCACTTGTGCAGAAAGAAGTGCAGAGCCAGAGACTTCTTCAATTCCTCTCTCTGGTTTCAAATCCCATGGACTCTCAGCTAGTTGATCGAGGCAAGCTCCTGCGTGACATCGCGCAGAGCATGGACATCGATCCTGCTGACGTTATCAAGTCTGAGGAACAGCTAATTGCCGAACAACAAGCGCTATTACAGCAACAGCAAATGCTCGCCGCGTCAGGCGCGGGCGGTCAAGGTGTTGGCCCTGACGGAGGAATGGCCCCTCCTGATGGAGTTGCTGGCGGAGCGATTGGCTGACGCTCAGACCAAATTAGAGTCTGCGGATAAAAACAATTTTAGGTTCGAGCAAGGTCGGGTAGCCGAGCTACGCGAAATGCTTGAGCTAGAACAAGCCGCTGAAGCGGTAATCGATGCGGAGCGGTCGCTGAGAGCGCGGCCCCCAAGCATCGACTGACGGACACCCCTAACAGGAACCGGAAGATGAGAGTAGATCCAGCAAAACTTGAAGCGGAAGCACAGGAGTTAATCGCCCAGATCAAAGGTGAAGTTCCGGCCCCTCAAGAAGAGGAAACGCCAGAGGAAGTTCAGCCGGAGGTTGAGGCACAGGCACCCGAAGAGCCAACGGAAACTGCCGAAGAACCTGTGGAGGCTCCCGTCGAAGACGAGCGCGGCGAATTGTCCGAGACGGAGTTAGCCCTGAAAAAGGCTGACGAACGCTACAAGAATGCACAAAGGAAGATGACTCAGGCAACAACTGAGGCCAAAGAACTGCGACGTTTGCACGAGCAGACAATGGCTGAGTTGAACAACCTGAAGCGTCAGCTTGCAGAGAAAGACGTCGATCTGGAGAAGTTGAAGCAAGTCAGGGAAGAGTACCCAGACCTAGCGGCACCAATTCTGGATGCGATGGAAAGGACGCAAGCACAAGTTGCCGAGACCAATGCGGAGATTGAACAACTCCGGCAGGTGAGAGATCAAGAGGTTCAAGCCAAAGCGCAAGAACAACACATGGCTCTCATTAGGGAAGCTCACCCAGATCTGGACGACATCGTTCAATCGGGAGACTGGGCTGACTGGCTGGAGGTACAGAACGACGAGATGCAACGCTACGCTGAGCGCGGAAACGTGCCAGAAGTTGTTTATCTGTTGAACAAGTTCAAGAGCGACATTGGTTTCCGTCAACCGACGCCGCAAGAGCGGGCATTGGAAAAGGCGAAAGCGGCGGCAGAGCCAAAGCTCCCTAAATCCAGAAAGCCCGATACTGGTGCCGGACAAAAAATCTGGTCTCGGGCGGAAATCAATGCGATGTCTCTGAAAGACTGGGAGACTAACCAAGACGCAGTGATGGAAGCGTGGAGGCAAGACCGAATCCGGCGTTAATACAACTCTTGCATAGAGGTATTTAACGATGGCTATTGGTGCATCTGGCTCTGGAGCGGCGTTTACTTACGCGGCCAATCAGGGCGGCTTCATCCCAGAAGTCTTTTCAAAAC